GTTGCACCGCCTGGGTGGCGTAGCCCATCGACAGCGCATTGACCGCCATCACCAGTGACGCCTCCAGGTTGTCGCCGGTGCGGTTCTTGGCGGCGCCCTGGTAGATGAAGCTCAGGTAGGGCCAGTCGAAGCCGCGGTAGCTGATCACCTGGCCGGGCTGGCTGTTCTGAAAAAGGTGCTGGGTCGTTCCAGCGGCGTCCTTCACTTCAAGGAAGTTGGTCAGCGCGACAAGGGCCACGATCAGCCAACCCCCAAGCGGCTTCTGACGCTGCGCTTGTTGCGCAGGTCGCCCATCACGCGGCTGTGGCCTCCAGCTGCACCGCGTTGGGCGGCGACCGCCATGCCCTGCTGGAACTGGTCTTCGGTGACGAAGCGCATGGAGTTGATCTCGGTGACGCTGTAGCTGATGTCAAGCGCACCACCGCCTCCGGCACTTTCGGGGGCATTCATTGCCTGGGCGAGCCCTGCAGCACCGCTGCCAGGGCGGTAGTTGCTCATCGCAGCCCCAATCTTGCTCTGAGGTAGCACCACCTCGGGCTCGCCGCCTTCGCCGAGCACGGCTCGGGTGGGTCCAGTGACCAAGCCTCCTTCGGCAAAAAAGTTCATGCTGCCGGTGAAGCCGGCGGAGTAACTCCCCATCGAAGGGAACTGGTACGGGCCAGCGCCGCTGAAGCCTTTGAAGCCGCCGGCAAGTCCGCCGGCGATTCCCTGCAGAATCGAAAGAACTACTTGCTGGGCCAGCATCTGGGTTGCCATGTCGATGAAGGCTTTGCCGATGTTGGCGAACATGCGGCTGAAGGCTTCGCCGACGGTCTGGGTGCCGGTGATGACGCCGGTGATCGCGTCGCTCATGCCGCTGCCCAGTTCGCTGGCAATGGTCTGGGCGAGTTCAGCGTATTGACCTCGGATGTCAGTGAGGTTGCGCGTCCACTGCGCCATGAGTTTGTTGATGGGGTCGGCGGCAGCAAGCTGCGCTCGCGTAAGGGCGTCGACAGCGGAAGCCGCACCAGCAGCAGCCTCTTTGTATGCCTCAAGCAGGGTGTTGGCTTCCTCCTGCGTGCGGTTACCAACTTTAACTGCAGCTTCTAAACCTTCTGCGTATTCCGTGGTGCGCTGAGTTATCTCCAGCTTGGAAAGTTCGCCTTCGATGATCTCGGGAGCGACGCCTTCCATCTCAAGGCGCGTGCGAAGCTGCAGAGTTTGCGTTTGTTTTTGAAGCTCTGCGGTTTGATCGCGGAAGCCTTGGGTCGATTCTGCAATGGCGGTGGGCATGTCCAGCGCTTTGCTGGCGGCCTGAGCTTGGGTGAGTGCTTGCTGCTGCTTGAGCAGGCCGTCGAGGGCAGCCTGGGCTTTGTCGACTTCGCCTTGGGCGCCGATGATGTTGCCCAGGTTGGGCTGGCCGCCGGGGGCGATGGTTTGGTTGCCGACGCCGGCGCTGCTACCGATGCCGAGGATTCCACGTACACGGGCGGATAGGGCCGGCTCTTGACCTGGAGGAACCTGCGCTCCAGGGACGTCGAAAGCCTGGTTGGAGTAGTGGTAGCTGCCTGGAGCGTGGCGACCGTCATTGACGCTGCCGATCTGGACGCCATTGGCGCGCAGCAGCTTCATGGCGGCGTCGCGTTCCGATTGGCTACCAAACGCCAGGTGGTCGTGGTAGTTGCCGCCGCCGTGGTCAGCGCGGTAGCCGGAACTGCTCTTGTCGCCGGTCAGGTATTCGATGACGTTGAACCTGCCGCTCTTGCCGCTGCTTCCGCTGCCTGCAACTTTTGTAGTTGAGGAGTCAAGGCGCGCCAGGCTTACGCCAGCGCGGGCGTCGGCCAGGTCCTTGCGGGCCTTGGCGATCTTGTCGTCGAGGTCGCGGGTTTGCGTGATGTAGTCCTGCTGCGTTTTCTGCAGCTCGGCCATCTGGTTGAACGCATCCCTGGCTACGGGGCTCGAAAGCTGCGCAGCGTTCAACTTGTTCAGCTTGTCCTGGTAGTCGAGCTTTTGCTGGTAGAGCTGGCGGGCCAGCTCCATTTCGTTCTCGAAGACCTGGCGGCTGAGTTCTATGGCGTTACGCGCCAGGTCAGCCTGGTTTTGGGCGCTGTAGTCGTAGAAGGACTTTTCTTTCTCTCTGCGCTCTTTGTCGGTGGCTTCAAGTTGGCTGGGCGCGGTAATTGGAGTGATTCCGGCCGCAGGGCCCGCTACTTCAGGTTTTAACTGTCCTGTGCTGTAGCCATAGGCACGAACTAGGTCGCGTTCACGTTCAGCAGCGATTTGCTGGAATACTTCGTTGCGCTGGAACGGGTTTTTGATGTTGCGGCGGTTGACGATCTCTTCTGCTTCTTTTTGAGCTTGGGTAAGGATCCTTTTGCGCTGTGCTTCTCCAAGGCCGAACTTGGCGCCTTCTGCGGCGGCGCCGAGGATGTTATTGATTACGTTTAGGCCTTTTGTGGCCTCAGTTATGATGATGTTGAGGGCAGGGAGTACAGCGCTCAGTAGGTTTTTGGCGAGGTCGCCTACGGCTAGGGCTAGGCCGCGAACGCTGCTCGTGAACTGCTCGAAGGCTGTTTTCTTGTTGGCGGTTTCTTCGGCGGCACGGCCCAGCTTGACCATGACGTTGACGAGGTCCTGGACGGGGATTTTGCCGTCCTTGGCCATTTGGAGGATGGCGGAGCGGCTGACGCCGTACTTCCGCGCCAGCTCCTCTTGGATGGGGATGCCCTGGGCGGTGAAGCGGTTGAGGGTGCTGATTGTGACTTTGCCGCTTTCGAGGGTGTCGGCAAAGGCTTGGGCGATCTTGTCGACTTTGCCGCCGTATTCGGTGGCGAGTTCGCTGGAGAGTTTGAGGGCGGAAGCGGTTTCGGTGGAGGAGAGGCCGAGGCCCTGGATGGTGACGACGGCGGCTTCGAGTTTGTCGGCGTCGCGGCCGGCTTGCTGGAACGCTTCGCCCAGCACCTTGACCTGGGCGCTGCTCAGGCCCAGTTCGGCGCCCAGCTCTTTGACCTTGTCCTGTGCGGCTTGAAGGTCGCCGATGGCGGTGCCGACCAGCGAGCCAGCGAAGCCGCCGGCTTGGCCGCCGAGCAGGCCGCCGATCGCACCACCCACAGCGGCCTGGGGCGATTGGCCGAAGAGGAGGGGGAAGGCGCCGCCGATGGCGCCGCTACTGAGGCGGCCGCCGAGGCCCTTGAGCAGGCTTTCGCGGATGCGCTTCTGCTCCTGGGCAGCAAGCTCTGCTTCCCGCGTTGCGATGCGGCGCTGGTTGCGTTGCTGCTCGGCTTCCCATTTGTAGAAGGCTTCGCGGCGGGCGCGCATCCCGCGCACCATGGCGGCGTCGATTTCGGCGTTGCTGACGGCGCCGAAACGACCTGCTCCGCTGGTGCGTTGGTTGGGGCCGGCGGGGTAGGCGTACGCTTGCGCACCACGGCGATCGACGACGGGGCGAGCGTTTGCAGCTAGGCGGGCACGGGCTCCAGAACTTTCAGCAGCTTCCAGAGCACGGAGGTTGCTTAGTGCGGTAGCCGCTGCGTCTGCCTGCTCTTGGAGCGCCTTGGCTTTTGCGGCAGCAGCTTCGGCTAAGCGGGTTCGCGCAGCATCGCTCTCTGCTGCTTCAAGTGCGCGTGTCTTTGCTAGTAGGTCTGCTTGCTCAGCCGCTTGTTCGGCTAAATACGCCTTTTTGCGCTGCTGCGTTCGGTAGGTATTTGTTGCCCGACTCTCTACGGATTGCGGGCGTAACCCTGAAGCTTCACGCAGCAAATCGTTCTGCGCTGCTTGCTCATCGTTTAAGCGCCTTGTTATGTCTACAAGCTTTACTGCAATCTTGTACGCAGTTTCTGAGCCAGAATTTGTGCTGTTTAGAGCGCCTTGTAATGCGTTTTGACGCCGCCCCAGTTCGGAGATTGTTTCGCTGAGGTTGTAGAGGCGAGTGCGGTACGCCTGGACTGCTTCGGTGGCGTCACCAAAGGCCGTGTTGAGGTTGAGAAGGCTTAGCCCCGCACGCTTGAAAGCCTGCTCAAGAGGTGCCTGGGCCTCAGCCGCTACCCGAGCCAGCTTGAGAGTGTCCTTTGCTGCGCGGGCGATCTGAGGGGCGAACGCGACCGCTGCGACAGATGCGGCGGTCAGGCCGGCGGCTAACAGAGGGTGGGCAGCCGCACCAGCCAGAGCCGCTTCTGTTAGACCGCCTAAGGCTTTTGTGGCAGCGCCGATAGCGCCAGGAAGACGATCCAGGCCGCCGCCGATGATCGGCGTGCGGTTAATGTCTCGCAGAAAGAGCGATAGGGTGCCTAGCCCACCAGCAGCAAACAGCCCTTTTGTAACGGACTTGAGGCGGCCAAACGATCGGGTTAGTGACTCAACCTCTCGCTGGCCGTCGACGCGCAGCCGTACGCGGGTGTCCTGGATGCGCTGGACGGCTTTTTCGATCTTGCCGATGTCGCCCAGGGCTCTGTCGACGGCGACTCTCAGCTGGATGTCGGCGTCAAACTTGGCCACGGGCTACGGCGCTGGGGCGTTACCCGAGTCTAGGTGGCATGAAAAAGCCGCCTCAGCGGCGGCTCTTGGCTTTGCGCAGAGCTTCCTCCTGCTGCTTGTTTAGGTAGCCGAAGTACAGCGACCACAGCAGAAGTTCCTCTTCGGTGACTTCGTTCCAGAGGCGGGTGAGGGTGTAGCCCAGCTCTTTGGCGACGCCGAGGCTGAGGAGGAGCCAGCTGTCCTCCTCTAGTTCTTTAGTCGTTGCTTTTCATGTCGATGACTTCGTCGTCTGGGTTGCCGTTGTCGAGTACGCCCAGCATCAGGAGCTGGAGGTCGCTGTCGCGGACTTCGTTGCGGAGTTCGACGGCGTCGCCGGGGGCGAAGAGGCGTTGACCGTTTTCGTCCAGGGCTTTATCGACGAGGAGCTGAAGGGCAAAGGCGTTGGGGTCGTCGTTGCCGGTGCGCTTCTTGGCACGGTCGCGCTCCGCCATCGTCAGGGGGCGGGACCAGAAGGTGAAGGTGGTGCCGTCCGACAGCTCAACGTCTTTGCGGCTCGGTACTAGGTTGGCAGCCTTCTTAAGGCGGTCGATGGCGCGGATGGCTGCTGCCATGCAAACTCAAATCAATACCCGTTTAGTCTAGTACGCGCCAGCAGAAGAAAGCCCCCGCCGGAGCGGGGGCGAACATTCCACCGACAGTCTGGATCAGGTGAGGCTGATGTTGAACAGGTGGGTGGGGGGCTTAGAGAGGCTGAAGTTGATCGAGGCCACGATGGCGTCGGTCGTGTTCACCGAGATGGAGAAGCCGTCCAAGGACACCTCAGCCTCGATGTAGGAGGAGAGAGTGTCGTCGAGGACGTTGCCAGCGCCTTCGATGGCCTTGACGTAGAACTTGACCGTGGCGCCGGCCTGGTTCTTCAGCAGCGAGTTGGCAATCAGACGGCCGCTGAGGCTGGTCTGCTCGCCGCTGAACAGCACGCTCATCGTTCCAGAGCCGCTGGCGAAGCCAGGGATGCTGGTGCGGAAGCCGGCGAACTTGTCGGCGGCACCGCCCACCTTGCAGGGCAGGGTGGTGATGTCGATGGTCTCGCGGGAGAAGTCGATCGACCACTCCTGCACCATGCACACGAGGTCATAGGCCCCGTAGGCGATGTTGATGTGGCCGGTGCTGTTCTCGCGGGCGGTGGTGAGCGTCGCGGTGCCGGTGAACGCCGTGGTGGGCGCTGTGGCGTCGAGCGCCACTCCGGAGGCGTTGCGTCCGCCGGTCAGGGTGATGCCGCCGGCTGCGGTGGTGTAGCCGGTGCC